ATCACTTGTGCGAAGGTATCATTTGGTAACGAGGAACGCAATAACCCCGGACATCAGTCATAAACCGTTACAGAGAAACATCTACAGTAACCAATGACTCAAAGCATGTGTCCCACAAAGCTCTCGGTAGCTTCGGTGCTATGTGGGGTTTGTTGCGGTCAACTCGGCCCTTCTGCGGTGCATTTACGCGCTGGAACCCAAGGATCCCATCACACACAGAAGTGTAACAATCTACAAGTCCAGGCTCCCACACGCCATAAACGTGCTGGAGGAAGGACCCAAGATAGTCCGGGTCGACAACGTCGGCCTTTGAAGTCATGTCACGTAGTTCCTCTGCAGTGTACTTATACGCCATCGCCTGATTCCTCATATCTAAGTAGGGAGTCGATGATAGCTGCTCTGCGGTATCCATGAGGATTGTTCGTAAGCTCAGAATGTGCCTGTGCTCATATGCTGCTGAAAGTAACTTTCCAGCCATATAATCTGAGTCGCTAACGGCGCGGTTGTAATTAGCCCGCACTGGAAGCTTGGCCAGGACTCGACCGAATGACGGAACGGGGAATGTTTTGTGTGCGCTTGGGACAAACCGCTTACGAAGAAAAGTCGCCTGCACGCGCTTCTCCGGAAGACTAGTCGTTGCGTCCATCCCAAAACTCTGTGCCACTGTTTTGAACGCCTCTGCATACTCGGGGCGCTTATCCTCCACAGTGTACGTGAGATTGTCATCCCCGTACACCAAAGTAGTTGACTTCTTTACACCTGCTGCCAGGTGGGCTGCTAAGCTCACGCACAAATTGACATACCCGTTGCCTGGTGTTGTTGTTACCTCTCCAGACCAACGTTGTCCCGTGACCTTACCCCGCAATCCATATCTGGTGAATACCCTCACTGATGTGTTTGCTGCAAATTCGCGTACGAACCACTTTGGTGCGCCAAGTTTGTAATAAAACATGGCCTCGTGCTTACGAACACCCGCTGGCTGCGTGCCATCGTTGTTCTTGAAATCGCTCTCGCACACTTCTCCGGGAGTGTGATGTACTATGTCTGCTATCTCGTCAGCAGTCAACCCGACGCAATAAATGACTTCATTCCCTACGTTAAGGGGATTGCCTCGGCTCAACTCTTCTCTGATACGGCGAGATAAATAAAAAACAATGGACCCCATTACGAGATTGTACATGTCGCCTCCTTGATAGACGACCCGTGGTAATGCCCCATCATTCTTCAAAAGCGCCTCCGACTTAGCAAAAACAACCTTGTCCGTGTACCCGGGGAGTGTGAAGTCCTGCGAATCCAACAACTCCTGCAACCTCTCCCGCTTCGTGCCGCTCATCTCGTCCAGGTAAGCGGTGATCATCTCCAAGTCCGGACGTATCTCCTCACGCTCGTGGATGTAACCCATGAGCTTGTCATGACCTGTAAGAAACAGGTCACTAACGTCAGGAAACGGACGATGATCGCACCTCTTTTTGACCGCCTGGAGAGCAGAAGCCTCAGATTGAGACACTACCTGGATGGGCACCCCCTCGATAATAGCACCTTTGATGGGCTCGCTAGTGCCAGGGGGTTCGACTGTTTTGGTTATATTAACCGAAGGCTCGATATTCTTATAGCACACTTCCGTTGGATAGTTGACGGGCCTATTATCCCTGGGCCCGCCAACCAATGGCAGAGTGCTTGAGAACTCATATTCGAATTTTCCAAATGTTATGGTTTTTGACATGATCAATAAATATATGTATGTATGTATATATAAATCTCG